TCAGCGGTCCTCGGCGAGCACGCGCATCTGGGCGGCGGTGCTGTGGGCGGCACGGGTGGCTTCGTCGAGCTTCTGCTCGATGCGGATGAGATGGGCGGTGAGGCGCCCATCCACGTCGCGGATGAGGGAGAGCGGCACATAGGTCCGGGCCACCTCCAGCTTGAACGCCGCCAGGTCGTCCCGCGTGCGCTCCAGCGAGGCTTGGTGCTGGGTGAGGTCGGGACGCGATGGAGGCTGGACCGGCGGGGAGAGGCCGGGATCCGGCGCCTGCGTGATGCTGCGCCGGAGCGAGTGCAGCATCCAGGCCAGCACGGCCATCAGCGGGGTTTCCACCGCGGCGGAGATCCATTGCGGATCGGGGGGAAAGGACGGCATGGGTCCTCCTTCGGGAACGCACCGGGTTGAGGGGGATGCACAGGGGTTGATCCCGCGTCGGGGCACCCCGACTTGCCGGGGGACCCTGGGGGATGCTTTGAGCAGGCAATGTGGAACGAGCCCTATCTGGAGACCTGCTGCCGGTCGGCGCTGCACCGGTTGTTCCTGACCCATGGCGGCACGCGGCCGGCCGGGCTGCCGGACGAGGCCTGCCTGCGGCGTCTCTGCGGGATGGGCATGGCAGAGGAGGTCTCGCCCGGGCGCTTCGCCATGACCGAGGCCGGAGCGAAGCGGCATGCGAGCGAGGTGCTGAAGAAGGCCGCCGCCTGAAACGCGAAAGGCCCGCCGGAGGGCGGGCCTTTGCGGAAGCTTGGCGGGGGGGATCAGCGCCGCGGGAGCGGCGCCGTCCAGGGAAGGCCGGCGAGGCCGTTCAGCAGGCCGGCGGTGGTGACGGGCAGGCGGCGGATGGTCAGCATCGACTGTCTCTCATTTCCGTGTGCGGTCTCAATTTGCGTCGCAAAGTTGAACCGATGCTGAATCGCTGGGACATCTAGGTCAGCCTCGCCACGATGCGCCGCGTGGGACCGGCGGCAAGGATGGCATCCTCACCGGCTCGGCCAACAAGCAGCCCGCTACCGCATCCAGCGCATCGTCCTTCACGCCCGCCGCGCCGGGCTTCCATTCCGCCATCTCCTGCGGGAAGGCGGTGCGGAACACGGCCTCATGCGCGTACAGGCGACGCGCCGCCATCACGGGGTCCAGCGCGCCGAGGATGCGATCCTGCTTTGCCCTGTGGCTGCTGTGCTCCAACACCGTGCAGGCGACGCCACTGCGCGACATCTCCCGCCGCAGAAGCGGAGGGAGGAACTTGCCGATTCCATTCGTCTCCACCCGCACCACCGGCAGGAGCAGCTCCTTCGCGATGGCGGCGACACGGCGGCATTGCTGCGTCGCCGGGTCCGGCTGCCCGTCCGGATTCTGCGTGATGTAGGCAAGGCGGTGGAGATAGTGGTTACCCTCGCCGTCCGAATAGGTGGCGGCGAGAACGCTGGAATCCCCCTGCCCCGGCCGCCCATAGGCCGGGTCCCAGAAGCCGCCGCCGGCGACCAGACGACGCCCGAGCAGCGACAGGATGGGACGCCCGTTCGCCTCGCGGTAATCCAGCTCCTCGCCGTAGCGGACGAGCAAGGCGGGATCGAGCCGCGCGGCGCCGGAGGAGGCGCATTCCAGCAGCATCTGCCGCCGGAACTGCAGAGGCCCCACCCGATCCCGCAGCGCCCGGATTCCCTCGCCGAGGAAGCGCTCCGGCCAGGCGCTGCGCCCGGCCTCGTCGAGGAGCGGGATGCGCAGCCGCCGGTAGCTGGCGAGATAGGCCCCCTCCGTCTCCGGCGGCGCGTAGAGGCTGTCCGCGCAATGCGGCGTGCCGACATAGAGGATGGTGCCGCCCGGGGTGAGGATGAACTCGCATTCGGCAAGACGCTCGCGCAGTTCCTCCCGCTTGCCGGGCGTGTCGCAATTGCCCGCCACCTCCACGTCGTCGCAGATGATCAGCTCGGCCCGCGCACCCGTCACGTTGCCCCCGATGCCCTGGGCGAGCATCGAGGGCTCCCGGATCGCGCCCGCACGCCTCACCGTGAAGCGATCAGACGCCCAGGCCTCGTCCCCGCCCAGCAGGTGGCGGCAGAGAGGATGGCGCTCGACGATCCGTCGCACCGTCGCCACCATGCGTGCCGCCAGCATATGGTCCGCCGCCAGGACCAGGATGCGCAGATCGGGCTGTACCGCCAGCCGCCACGCGCACCACAGGCCCACCAAGGTCGACTTGCCGCAGCCGCGGAAGGCCATCAGCAGAAGCCTTCGGTCCTCTCCGGCATGGCGTGCCATCAGCCAGCGCGCGATCCGGCGATGCACGCCGGGCGTCGCCACCCCGGCGCGCAGGTTCCAGGCATAGAGGAACTCCAGGAAGTCGTGCTCGATCGTCTCAGGCGGCCTCTTCATCCTCCGCGCTCTCCTCGCCCTCTCGGTCTTCCTGTTCGGCCAGCTGGATTGAGCGGCGCGCCTCGGCGATCAGCGCACCGGCCTCGGTCACCGCATCCGTCTCCGCCTGGCCCTTGTTGAGCTTCATCAGGTGCTCCAAATGCGCGAGCGCCGAGCGCGCCGCCGCGTGATGGGCGGTAAAGGCCTTCGGGTCCTCATGCATGCCCGGCGCGGGACCGCGTGAGACGAAGGCTTCGTAATCCGCCACCACCTTGCGGACGGCGCGCTGCAGCTCCTCCGGCGTGAGGGGCGTCACGACTTCACCGCCCGCACGCGCACGATGCCCGGGTTGAGGTCCACCGCCGCCCCGCTACGGTTCCAGGCCGTGACCGTGACCACGTCCTGCGCCCCCACCTGAGCGAGGAAGACCACGCCCGAAGTGGAGAGGCTGAAGGCGGCCTGCACGAAGTCACCCGGTCGCACCCCGGCGCAGGGCACATTCACCTGGGCCGATCCACCGGCCGCGATGGACGGCGCGTCCCATGCCATCTCCGCCTTCAGCTCCCGCACGCCATGCGGCAACTCCGGCGTCCCGTAGAGCACGGCCGGGCTTTGCGACGGATCGCAGGCCAGGCGAAGGCTCCGGACCTCGTAATCCGTGCCGATCCGGGCCACGCCGATGATCGCGGTCTGCACCTCGGGCGCCAGGCGGATCACCTGCAACCGGGTGAGGTTCGCGTCATTGCTGTCGGCATTGCCCTGCCACCAGCGCGGGCCAGAGACATAGGTGAGGGACATGCCGGAGGCACGCACCATCTCGCCATCGGCGGCGGTGAGCAGCACGTTTCCCGCCCCGAAGCACTGGATGATCATCCGCGGGTCATCGGCGTCCACCGCCAGCGCGAACTCCTTGCAGCGCCGCGTATCGACGACGAAGCCGATACCCCCCCCACCGGTCAGGATCACGCCCCGCTCGGTCAGCGTGTAGCTGTCCAGCGCCGGGAAGGTGAAGTGCGGCAGCAGGGTCGGCGTGCCGCTGACATTGGTCGAGAGGCAGGCGAGCTTCTCGAACCCTGTCTCGCTGCCGTTCCAGCGGATGGCGGCCGCGCGGAGGCTGGGGATCTCCGCCACGGTCCGCGTGGCCTCGCGATAGGCCGCCGCCTGGTGCATGGCCCGCACCACGCTGCCCACGCGGGTCGCCGTCGCGGTGTAGTCAATATCGATGCCATAGCCCTGGCTGGCCCAGGCCACCTCATACACATGGTCCTGCGCCGCGCCGGTATGGCGGGCCACATAGGGATCGCAGCCCTCCATCCGGATGTTGCGCGCGATCGCGCCGCGCGAGTTCACCTGGATGAGAAAGGGAATGCCGTCGATCACCCGGTCCCGCGACTGCAGCTCGAAGGCCGGTCCGTCGAAGACATGGCGGTTATGGGCCACATAGGCGCCCGGCGCGGCCGAAAGGCGGATGCCGTAGCGGTCCTTCTCCGGGTAGGTCGCCAGCGAATGGGCAAAATGGCCGCCATAGTAGCGCACGGAGGTGTTCCACCCCGCGGCGCTGGCCGTCCGCACATCCAGCCCGTAGCGGTTGTCCACGATGCGGCCGAGATAGAGCACGCTGTCCTCGAAGCCACGCTCCACGCCCAAGGTCTGCACGCCGATGGTGAACATCTCGACCTGCCGGATGTCGATCAGGCCGGAATCCTGGTTGCGGATCAGGATCCCGATATCCCGTTCATCCTCCCAGGAGGAGAGCCCCGCCCGAAGTACCCGCAGCCCCTGGTAGATTTTCGCCCGGTTGCGGATCGCCGCCCCGTCGCCCAGCGTCAGCGCGGCCTCTCCGCCCGGGCCGGCATAGAGGATGGCGCCCCGCATGCTCAGCCCCGCGGCGGCACCGGGGAGAGTGAGCGGGATGGTGGTTCGATAGGTCCCCTCCCCGATATCGAGGAACTTCCCCGAGGCGGCCGCCGCGTTCATCGCCGCCTGCAGCGCCGGGCCGTCATCGTTCACGCCGTCGCCCATCGCCCCGAAGTCGCGGGCGGAAAGGCGCTCGGCCAGCTTGTCCTCCACGGTGCGCGGGATCGCGCCCGGAAACGGCGCGGAGAGCGTGGCCTCGCCGCGGGAAAAGGTGGTCACATCGCCGACACTGTCGAAGCCAAGCAGGCGGTTCGCCCGCGCGGGCCGCAGCGGCAGCTGGAACTGCCCGCCCACCTCGCCCGGGCTCTGCCGCAGGGCGCCGGTCGCATCCTCCCGCAGCTCCTGAAGCGCCGCCATCTGGCGGTCCAGCTCGTCATTGAGCGTCTTGGCACGCAGCACGCCGTTCGGCTGATAGTCGGTGACGCGTTCCATCACGAGGCGGCGGCGCAGAACCACCCTGGCGCCATGGGCCGGCGCCACGGCGAAGGTGACGATCCCGCCTTCGGACTTCCCCGCGCCGGACACGGCATAGCCGTTCGTGATCAGGAGACCATCGACATGCACGTCGAGGTCGTCGGCCTCGAAGATCGGAAAGGGATAGACGAAGGCGGTCTGCGCGCCATCCGCCACGTAATGCACACGCGGCGCGACGTCGCCGATGCGGATATGCTCGGCCATGGGGGTTCTCCGGTTCTGCCGCGGGGGCGTGTTCAGGTCAGTCCAGAAGGCTCTTCACGACGCGCCCGAGGCCCTGCCCCGCGCGCACCCAGTTCGTGAGGGACGCGTCCTGGTCCAGGAGCGACTTGCGCCCGGCCGAAAGCCGGGCCGCATAGGTCGCGTCATCGGCGTTCTGCGCCTCCCTCGCGGCGGTCCGCAGGCCGGCCGTGAGAGCGGCACCGGACCCTTGGTCCGGATTCACGCCGCCCGCGGCCAGCCTCGCGCGTGCCGATGCAATGCTGCGGCCCAGCGCGCGCTGGCGCTCGGCGGTGTCCTGCGCCGCCTGCACCGCCAGCACCTGCTGCTGCGCCTCCTGCTGGATCTGCGCGTTCTGCTGCTGGATTTGCGCGTTCTTCTTCTGCCGCTTCGCCTCCTGCCCCTGCGCATAGATGGAGGCGCCGGTGGCGGCGAGCGTTACGACGGGGGCAAGCTGCGCCATCAGTCGGTCGTCCTCGTCTCGGTTGTCACGGAAAGCAGCGTGAAGGGGAGCGGCGCGTCGCCCTCGATGCGCCAGAGTGGCGCCAGGGAATCCCGGCGCCAGCCAAGTCCGCGCAGGGTCACGTCGCCGCTGAAGGCAGGCGGCGCGGCGTCGAGCATCGCTGCGTCCAGGCGCCGGAAGGGGACGGGGCGCGCGCCCCGGCCGGTATCGACCGTCAACGCCCCCGTCGCCAGCAGCCGGAAGGTGATGGCGACGAGCCGGACCGGCCCCATGCGCGCACCGGTGGCGGAGACCGTCTCCGGTGGCATGGGCTCCACCACATGGGTGAAGGGCAAGCCCGCCTGCACGACATCGGCGGTGGGCTCGATGACGATCGCGCCGCCCAGCACCACCGCCGCTTCCCGCGGCGCGCCATCGGCCAGCACGCCGATGCTCCGTCCCTCCAGATGCTCGAGGCCGGACCAGCCCTTGCCCGTGCCATCCGAGGTCGCCCACACCGCCGCATCCAGCCGCAGGGCGTCATCGAAGCACTCCAGCCGGAAGCGGCCCGCGCGCTCCACCACGGCATAGACCGTGCCCTCCATCTCCACGAGGGAACGGAAGGCGCCATCGGTCTCCTGCCGGGTCCAACCCGTCACGCCTTCGGCGCGATAGATGGTCAGCGTCGCAAGGCTGCCATCCTGCATCGCCAGGTGCAGCAGGCGCCGCTGCGAATCGTAGGCCATGGCGATGGGCGAGACGATCAGGTGCCGCGCGACGAGGGCAAGGTCGTCGGCCTGATAGGCCTGCTGCAGATCGGTATAGGAGAACTCGTGCACCGCGCGGCCGGACCGGGCCAGGAAGACCGTCGATCCATCCACGTCGAGGGGCGGCACGTTGCGATCCGTCGGCGACCCGACCCGGGTCTGCCGCGTCACCTGGATGGAGGCGGGTGTCAGCGGATCGCCGCTGACCATCCATTCCGCGCCCGAGGTGAAGACCTGCAAGTGCCGCCCCGCGAAGACCGCGCGGATGGCGTTCAGCTGATCCGAGACCAGGGCGAACTCGATGGCCTGGTCGTCCAGCCCCTCGCCCAGGTCAAAATTGTCGAACTGCGCGGTGCGCGAGAACCACAGCCGGTTCGGCAGATCCCGCGCGCCCCCCAGCACGAGCCGCCCCTGGTGGAAGCAGGCGCTGACGGGCCAGCCATGCGCGTCGCTGAAGGCGGATTCATCCCAATCCGTCGTCGCTCCGGTGGAAGGCAGCGGATCCAGCGCCTGTCCCGTCACGGTCGCGGCCGTGTTCACCGCCGTGATCAGCAGCCGCTTTCCGCCGATGCGAAGCTGCGCGCCGACATGCGCCGGCGCGAAGACACTCGCAGAGGCCGTCACCGTCACCACGCCCGTGGTCCCGCTGGGCGTCACGGAAACCGAACTCGGCACATGCCGGAAGAAGGGCTCCGCCGCGAAGAGGAATGGCCCGACGGACCACACCCCCGCATCGCTCCGCCGGACAGCCTGCGGCCGCATGGCGGGATGCAGCAGCAGCAGCATGCCCGCATTCTGCGTGAAGGCGATCTGCGGCAGCATCGCCTCCGTCCAGGGTCCCGCCAGCACGGCCACCTCGGCGCCGTCCTGCATGACCCGAACGGCCTGGTGCAGCAGCACCAGCAGGTAGGTCCGCTCGGTGTTCACCTCGAAGGGCACCAGCCGCGCCAGGCCCGGCAAGGTGGAGAGGTGGCGCAGCCCGGGACGGCGCTGGATGCCGCCGGTGGGCTGGATCACCACGTTGCGCAGGCGCATGGCCCCGTTCGCCCAGGCCGGCACGTCCCCACGGCCCAGCAGCTCCGGCGCCAGCTCCCCCGCCGTGAAGGCGGTCTTGGCGCGCTTGATCACAGGCATGGCGGTCAACCCCGCGCGCCGAGAAGCGGGAAGTCCTCGATGGCCCTCGGCGTCGCCTGCTGGCTGTCGATCAGCCTCGCCTGGCGCAGCTCGGATTCCGCGATCCGGTGCAGCATCTCGGCCCGGACCGTGTTCTCGGTCAGCGGCAGGCAGAACTCCGCCGCCAGCCGCGCCACCAGCGCCGCGGCGAAGAAGGGGGGAAACTCGCTCTCCGCCGGCCGGAACACATAGGTGAGCACGACCTGGAACGGATCCGCATGCAGCCGCCCCTCATGGATCCGATAGGCAATGCCACGACCGCGCCCGCCCCCCGCCGAGATGACGCGCAGCAGATCCGGCGGCAGCTGGAAGGCATTCGCCAGATCGGCCACCGGCGCCGCGGCCAGGCGGTTGAGCTCCATCTGCCCCGTGGCGAAGGACCAGGGATGGCAGGAGAGCAGCGCATCCCGCGTGCCGGGATAGAGATTGGCCGCAACCTCCGCCTCGGCCGTCCCCTCCTCGAGGGAGGCGATCGGCTGCGCGCCGACCTTGAGCAGCGCGCGCGAGCAGAGGGCGAGGGCGGAAAGCGCCATCGGGTCGATGCTCCCTGAAAGGGGTTTAAAAGCAGGGGATGCGCGGGGGCCGGCGCCGGTGCAGCCGCGAACGTCGCGCCGGCATGGCGCGGAACAGGCGGCGCATCGCGGGCGCCGGTCCCACGCGCTGCGCATGCCAGCCGGGGGGCGGCATGCGCGTCGTCTCGTCGTTCATGTGGAAGCCGCGCGTGGCGATACCTCGCCACGCGCGGCCCCGTTCAGGCGATCGGCCGCGGCTACTCGGCCGCGCGCATCCGCACGATGCCGGCGTCGTCGATCAGGACGGCGCCCTGGCTCATCATGTTGTTGACGAAATGCGCGGCGCGGTCGCCATGCCAGGTGATGTCGGTCATCACGTCCTGCGCCACCGCATGGCCGATGGCGGTGCGGTGGTAAAAGTAGCAGAAGCGCAGGTTGCCGCTCTTGGTCAGGCCGGAATGCGGCATCCACAGCGCGCCGAGCCAGCGCTTCGCCTGCATCCCCTTCCAGGGCAGGTCGGCATCGCCGACATACTGGGCGTTCGCGAACTCCTCGATCTGCAGCAGCTGGCTCCACTGCTTCCAGCCGACGACGGCGAAGCGGTTGCCGTCATCCGGCACGTCGGCGGCGCCGAGCTTCTCGAAGGCCAGCAGCACCTTCGCCTTGGTCAGCCCGTCCGTGTCGGTCGTGCCGGCCGCGGTGCCCACCGCCTCCTGCGTCGCGGTGTCGAGGGCGGCGATGATCAGCTCGTCGGTCTTGCGGCCCAGCGCATAGGCGCCGGCATTCGCCACCACCGCGCGCTCGTCCACATTGGTCTTGATCTCGTCGAGCTTATCGACCCACTCGCCCGCATAGTAGTCCTGCAGGAAGCACTCGACCGCGGAGTAGTCGAGGTTCATCACCGGCACGACGCCGTTGCGCGCCTTGGCCGCCGCCGTGCCCTTGCCGACACGCGGGAAGACCGTGGAGGCGCCGTGCACGCCGGTCTTGGAGCGCACGGTGGGGCGCAGCTTGCTGCCCTGGCGCTGAAAGGCCTCATGCACCTCGGCCTGGAACTGCTTGACGAAAGCCTGATCGATCGTGGCGGACACGCAGGTCCTCCTTCGTATGATGGGTTGCGGCGCGGAGATGCGGCCACCCGGTTGGCACGGCGCCGTCCCGTGAGGGGACGGCTCCGGGGCCAGGCGGCGCGCGGAACGGCACGCGCCCGCCCAGGGCCCATGGCTGCGCCATCAGGCCCGGGGCGGGTTGGTCGCGCCGGAAAGGGTGGAAACAGGAAAAGGCCCCGTCCGCGGTGCGGAGGGGCCTTTTGGAAAAGAGACGGGGGCGGGCGGCACCAGGGGGAAGTAGGGTGCCACCCGCCCCCGTAGCCGGTCCGCACGAGGGGGGATGCGGAACCGGCGGCGTACGGGGGTCACCCTTTGGGGGGATGCAGTCAGTGACCACCCGTCGCAGAGACGCATCGGGAAAACGCAATGCCCCGACTCGGGTTTCAGGACCTTAGCGCTAATTCCTGAAGCCAAAGTTTAGGCTGCAGCATCACCCTCCCGTGAGGCGGCGGAAGCCCTCCGTCACCCGCTTCACGAAATCCGGCTCGCGGGAACGCCAGTAGCGCGGGTCGCGCATCATCCGGCGCAGCGCCGCCTCGTCCATGCCCTCGGGCGCTTCCGCCTGGCGGGCCAGGGCAGGCTCGCCCTTCTCCATCATGCGGTGCAGCGCGATCACCCCATCGGCGGTGGTGGAAAGCGCGGCGACCACCTCTTCCGGCAGATTCGCCTTGCCCCAGGACGCGATCTGCTTCGCGGTGCGGCGGAACCGCTCCTCGCCGCCGAACTCGCTGCGCAGCCGGTCCCGCTGCCGCTCCGCCTCGAACTGCGAGGCCGCCTCCGCCACAATCGGCAGCAGGCGCTCGGCCGCGAGATCATAGACGAGCTGCACCTGGGCCGGCGTGAAGCCCGCCTTGTGCAGCGCAGCATTCACCTCCAGGTCGGGACCGATGAGCTCATGCCGGGGCTCGATCGCGTATTCCTCGGCCGTTTCCGGCACGCCGATGGCCCGGCGAAAGCGCAGCCGCTCCTCCTCCGGCGCATCATCCGCCGGCGGAGCGAAGCGGGCGGAGAGCTTCCGCTCCAACTCGCGATAGGACTTCAGCAGCGCATCGACGCGGAGCGCGCCGCGCTCGGCATCCCAGAACTTCTCCGGCACCTCCTCCGGCCGCTCCGCCTTCGCGGGCAGCTCCACAGCCTCGGCGGGGGGTTCGCTCCCCTTCGGCTCGATCTCCAGCAGATTCTCACTCATGCGCTGGGTTGCTCCTGAATAGGCGCCAGAATGGCGCTTGGCGCGGACAGCGTGCGGGCGAGATGCCGCGCCGCCGCGGGAAGATCGACGACGCCCGCGGCCGAAGGCCCGAGCGCCGAAACGGCTTGCAGGAAGAGCAGCGTGTTCGCCGCATCCGCCCTCCCCTGCACGCGGGCCAGCGGGGACTGGTAGGCGATTCGCGCCTCCTGCCCATCGAGCAGGATCGGCGGCACCTCGCCCCGCCGCCGCAGGATCGAAAGGCACCGCGCCACCAGAGGCGTCAGCAGTTCCGCCTGCAGCCGCCCATAGGTGGCGCCGAGCAGCCGCGCCGTCTCCGCGCTGCGCTCCAGCACCTCCGTCGCGGTCATGTTCGGGCGGTGCGGCGACGAAAGCCGGTCCGCCAGCAGCGCCGAACGGATCCGCGCCCGCATGTCCGAGAGCACGAGCTGCGACACGTCGAAGGAACCCGGCGCCGCCAGCGGCGTCAGCCCTGAAGACCCCACGGCCTTCGGGATGATCGCGCCCGGCTCCAGCCGCACCGTCGCCGGGTTCAGCACGCCGTCGTCATCGGCCTGCCAGATCCCCGTCGCCGCGATGGAGGCGTTCTTCAGCACCAGCTCCACCACCTTGTTCGCGGTGCGGATGTCCGGCAGCGCCTTCATCACGGGGCCGCGGCCATAGGTCTCGCCCGGCGCCTTCATCCAGCGGAAGGCGAGGAAGGGGCATTCCTCGAAGCGTCCATCGGCGAGCGGCAGGGCGCGGCCATCCCGCTCCAGCACCGCGGCGAAGCGCGGCCCGCCGAAGCCCGGCCACACCGCCTCGATCACCTTATGCGTCGCCTCCGGCTCATCGGCCCGGAACAGGTCGGCCGGCAGCGCCGCGCCGGGATACCGGGCCGCGATTGTCCCGGCATTCATCCGCACCAGCCGGAACACCGTGTCCAGCCGGCCCGAGGCGCCCTCCTCCAGCACCGCCTCGCGCAGCGGCACGGCGGTGAAGCGCAGCGCGGAGGCCTCGCCGGGCGGCGCCTCCTCCACCAGCACCACGCCCGTGCCCGCCACCACCAGGTCCAGAAACGCCTGGTGCATCTCAAGCGCGAAGTTGGAGCGGTCCAGGTGCCCCTGCAGCGTCTCCGCCGCCCGCTCCAGCACCCCGGCCAGCTCCGGGTCCGCCGCCTCGTCCACCGGCGCCAGCCCGAACCATCGCGACCAGGGCGGCGTCAGCTCCGCGAGAAGGGAGGCCGCCAGGTTCTCCGCCGCATCCGCCGCCGTCCCGTCATGCAGCGAGGGGCCGCCCGCGCCGGGCGTGGAGGCCAGCACATGGTCGTAGCAATCGCGCCACACGCCCTCCCAGGGGCGGCGTCGCTCCAACGCACGCTCCGCGCGGGCGATGATCTCGTCCGGCGTCATGCCTGGGCCCCTCCATCGGGGTGCGGCGGGGAAGTGGTGCAATCGCCCATGCGCCGGCTCGCTCCTGTCTGCGGATAGCCCCGCCCCCGAACAGAAAAGGCCCGGCACCGGAGTGATCCGGGCCGGGCCTGAAGTTCAGGGGTCGGGGAGGAAGCCACCGGGCGCAATTCGCCCGTTGACGAGAGGGGTTCTAGCCGCCAGATCCGGATTCATCAAGAACATTTTCCTCATGAGAGGAATTTTTCTCTAGTCGCCGGTACAAGCCGTAAGGCGTCACCGCGAAAGGTGCGCCGGGGCCGAGTAAGGCCCGGCACAGGGCAACGCAGGAAAAGGGGATCACGGCCGGCCAGGCCTGCGCGGGCGCCGCGGGCACGAAGGGCCCGAGAACCCGGCACCCCGCACGGCCCCAGAAGCCGGGCAGATCGAATCCGGGCTCCACCGGCAGCCGCGTGACCAGCAGCCGTCCGGAGAGCGGGTCGAGCACCGTCCAGCCCCCCTCGTCGCGCAGGGCCGCGAAACAATGCCGGAAGCCGGGCCGCAGCAGCCGCATCCAACCCTGATCCGCGCCGCCGCCGAAAGCGATCCAGAGCCGCTGAGGCCTCGCCTCCGCGGCCCGCCTGTGCGCCGCCCCGCCAAACGCAACACCGCCGCCCCGGTATCCCGGGGCGGCGGCGAGCAGGTCAGGGGCCGGCACGAGAGGTGCCGAGATCATGAAAAGCCTCGTCAGACCGGCCGAACGGGGTGGAAAGCGACCACATCGGCCTCCGCCTCCCGCGGCTCGGGCCCGGCCACGATACCCTTCATCCGCAGCGGCCAGTCGAGCCGGTCCATGGCTTCGCGCCACAGCCGGTAATCGCCGCGCTCCCGCGGGGCGGTCGGGTCCGGCGCCGTGCCGCGCTCGCCCCAGATCCGCATGATGCGCGCATGCGCCAGGTCGATCCGGCGGTGGCGATAGAGCCGGTCGAGGGCCTTCACCACGTCATCCGGCTCGCAGGGCCGCGCCACCAGGCCGCGGCCGGAGACGATTCGCGCGCCGTCGCGCCGTGCGATGAGGGCGGCCATGGTCCAGAACCAGGCCTCCTCCGCATTCAGGAAGGGCTGGACCTTGTCCAGGCTGGAGAGAGTCGGCGCTGTGGTGCGAAGAGCACCGGAAGCGGGACGGGTCAT